AGTGAGGTCGTAGGTGCCTTGGTTGCCAATTGCGCTCTTGATTGCGTTAGGGTTGTAGGACACCACCTCGGACAAGTCGTCGCCACGGTACTGCATGATGCCGTCGTACCCTTGAGCCTGCGCTCTGCTCTGAATCTGCTTGCCAATGTTGCCCTTCTCCTCGAACGCCCTCTCCACTAACTTGATGGCGCTTGCCTCATCCATGCCAAGACCCATAAGCGCATCAGCCGCTGGATCAATGTTGCGGCCTGACTTGCCAATGATGAGAGGGTTTTTAATCTGGGCATAGACTGGCAACATATTGCCGCCTGCCTGCCCTTCACGCAGTCTGCCTGCCGCACGGTCAGCCATGAACTGGTCGGCCATCTTCTTGGTGTAGTCATTACCTTGACTCATCATCGCAAGCGCCTCGTCATTAGGAATGCCCGTGTAACTGCTTGCGTGTGGTGTGTTAGGGGTCAGGTACACCCCAGAGCCTAACGCGCCCTCCTTGCTGGGTTTGAGGCGTCGTATGGCCTCTTTTCCTTTACCTCCCTCAGTGGCCGTCGTGCCGTGGTACAGGCGCATCTGAACCGCACTTGGCTCAAGCATCTTTTTGAGGTTGGCTTCAGCCATTGCGGCATCCGCCATCTTGCTGGCCTTACCTACTGCACCCATCACACCCTTGGCAACTTTGCCGCCGTCAATCATATGGACTGGCTTATCGAATATGCTGGCGCGGCCACCACCTGCCATCTTGGGCGCGTCAAAGATACTGGCCCTGCCGCCACTTGCCATTTTGACAGGCTTTCTTTTGACACTGCCGCCCATAGCCTTATGCATAGCGAATCGCTTTTGGAATCGAGCCATATCCGCTGGGGATTCTTTGCGATCTACAGCGCCGCCTTCCTTGCGCAAGAAGCCCTTGCCTGTGACCATGTCGTTCATCACCTCAGTGGCTGACTTGCCAGTCTGCTCGGCGGTGCGTTTGATCAGCCTCTCAAGGTTGTCCACATAATTCTCTGGCTTGGTCTTGAGCGCGGTCACATCAGCGGAGCCGTACCAGCCAAGTGCCTGCGCTTCTGCTGGCGCAATGTTGTGCCGCTTGGCACCGCGTTGCCACAACTCCTCAAAGCCCGCGTACTCAGACCCCTTGGGCGCGGCCTCCCAGAACCCGGGGCGTTGCTTGGCCTCACGCATCGTCATCTCACCACTGTCATACATCTCACGCGGCTTGTACGAATTGATCACCTTGCCCTTGTCGTCCTTCTCCACCAACTTGCTAGTCAGCCAGCGCGGGTCACCCTGCTCGATGATGGGGCCACGCAGTGCATTCACATCCACCGTCACAGGTTGCAAGTTGCCAAGCAAGTTCTCGTAAAAGGTGCCTAACTTCTTGTTGGGTGGCAGTGCCTCGCCGATCTTGCCCTGACTGATCATCAAGGCGCGGTTGAAGATGTCACCCTGCGCCAGCGATCCATAGCCTGTAGGCAACTCAACCAGCGTGCGGCCCTCGGCCAGCGACGGGTCATCCTTGAGCGCCTTCTTGAGTTTGTTCGTCAGCAGGAGCGAGTTCTCAGGCAGTTGGCCTGTCTCACTCAGGTGATACAAATACGAACCCATCTGGTTTTGCTTGTCCACTGGGTTACGCTGGCTGGCGCTTGCCAGTTGGGCCATCAGTGACTCGAACTGCTCTGGTGTTCGGCCTGCGTCCATTGCGACCTGCCTCAGTGGCTCGGTGCCGTACCATTCCTGCACATCAAGTGCCTTGCCCTTGTTGATCAAATCATCAACCTTGCCACGGGCTTTGCGGCTGTCAAGCAGGTCTTGCGTGCGCTCGTTGTACTTGGGTGACTTATTGGCGGCACGCGCCTTGTCCACCGTAGGCATACGCGGTAGGTCTTTTTGCTCACGCGGCGTGTACATCCCTTGGTCACGGGGCATCAGTGGCAGGCCAGTGCCTTGCGGGCGCGTCATGGGCGCTTGCTGGGCTTCCAGTGCCTCCTTCAACTTGCCTGCGGCCAACTTCTCATCAGCCGCCTTGCTTGCGGTTTGGATTGCCTTTAAGGCTCCTTGTGCAGGTTTGCGAAAGTCAGCCATGTTGCTCCTTATGCAGAATACGGGTTCACCCGTTTCGCTTGGGTGAACTCCAGATAATCATCGTCATTATCAGGCGGTTCTGGATTGATGTCGAGCCAGTTCATATCCTTCAATAACCGAATCGCTTGTGTCGCGCTATCGACGTAGTCGTCGTGAGCCGCATCAGGGAACGCGCATATCTGGGACAGGAAGCCCTCGCACCAGTCCTTGACATAGCCCTTGTGCTTGTCCGACTCAGGAAGCCAGACACGGCCAGTCGCGAAGATGGACGCGGTGATCTGGAGCCTCTGCATCTTGTCAGCGCGGCCCGGGTTGTACGCCCTTACAGGCAGGTGGGCATAGCGCAGTTCTTGGATCAAAGAGATACCAGCCGCCTTGTCCTCCACGAGGATCAGGTCAGGCCGCTTGGCATCGCGCCCTTCACCATAGGACACGCGCCACTCCTCAATGACCTTGGGCTTGAGTTTAGGGAAGGACAGGTGTTCAGCCCAGCAGTCGATCAGAAGCACGCTCATAGGCCCGTCTAGGGGCTTGAACACGCCCCATGTGGTGGACGCTGTCGGGTCGTTGTGTTCCTTCTCTGAGAAGGCGCAGTCATAGGACTGCACGATGTACTCGAACTTAGGGAACGCCTTGTTCGCAGGCCACAGGCGGAACATATCGCGGGAGACCACCTTGCCGTCCTCAAGATCGACAATGGCACCCATGACCTCCTGCTCATAAAGTTTTGAGCCACGGTACTGCTCCAACTGCTTTTGGAACGCCTTGTCGAGGTTCTTTGCGTTGTCATAGGTGCTGGCGCGGGACACCACCACATCGTCACCCTCACGGCCCACCAGATCGAGGATCAAGTCCTTGGGGCGCGGTGTCGTGGTCACGATCACACGCGGGTGGCTGTGGGGCTTGTCGTCAGGCTTGATACGCAGACCCAACATCATGTTGTCCCACGCCTCGTTAGGGCCAAGGTAGGTGAACGCGGCCAACTCATCACACCAGCAGAACGACGAGTTGATACCGCGCAGACGGTCATACGAGTCTGCTGATACACCGCGTATCTTGGAGCCGTTGCTTAACTTGATCAGGTGATCCTGCTTGTTGTAGTCCACCACCAGTGCTTCGGGTATGCACGCCAACAGGCCAGAAGGCCCCTCAAAGCAGGTGAACTTCAAGTCACCGCTGGTAGGTGCCAGCACTACGCTCATCGTGTCTGGGTGCGTCCACGCCCACCACCACAACGCCTCGGCGGCACTGCGGGTCTTACCTGCGCCTCGGCCTGCCAGCATCAGGAAGATGGTGTAGTCCAGATGCAGGTCGGGCGGTATCTGGTAAGCGTGCGCCTTGGCTATCCACTGGGCGTGCGCGATGAAAGCGATTCGGTTATGTTCTGGCAGAGTCCCGAACTCGGCCACAGTCTGTTCGTCAAACAGATCAGCCAGCACGCTTGGTCATCTCCATGTTGCGAATGATTTCCTCGAACTTGCTGGCCGTCGCGTCCTGAGTCGCAATAGGTGCGCCGCCCTCCACGCCTTCGAGCGCCACACGGTCGCCGTACTTCTTTGGCTTGAGTTTCATGGCCGTCCACTTACGGGCCTCGATGCGGTTCTTCTGCCATAGCAGGTAAGCACCATCAAGTTTGTGGTCAATCACTTTTCCAGTCTTGTCGGTCACCACCACGATCTCAGGTTGCTCGTCAGCGATGGCAATGATCTCGTCAGCCAGCGTGTCAGCCTGCTCTTCCCGTGCGCGTGTGTACTGGTCGGCGAATTCAGGGTGGCGCAGTAACCAATCGTAAACCGCCGACCTGTCTGGCATCCCTGCGTCCTTCACTATCTCCCTGAGACTCTCTCCCTCTGCTATGCGAGTACAGATGACAAGGGCGATGTGTTTGTTGTATGTGGTAGGAGCGCCTACTGGTTTCTTTGCGGGCGTAGAAGCCTTCGTTGCCTTTGCGGCTACCTTGGCCTTCCCAATGGCTTTTGCGGCCTCCTGTGCCGCTCTGGTGTTCTTTGCGGGCCTCTTTGGCCCCTTCGGTGTTTCTGGCATGACCCATATTCCCCATGTTGAATTGATCCCAGTGTAATCGATTCGCTTTAGGGTTGCCAGAGGTCTCGGCTTTTGGGGCCGAGAAACCCATTCGGTTTTACTTCGCTTTCGGTTCGCTACACAAGCCAATCGTGATAGCACGCGGGCTTTGTTGCAGGCATTCTTCCTCAGTCAAAATGAAGTCGGGTGCCCACACCATCAAAAACAAAACCACAATAAACATTATAGCGATTGTGACCTTCTGAATCAAGGTCTCATCAGGTAATTGTTGGCTTGGTAAATCTTTCATCATATCGTCAATCTCCTTCTTGTTCATCGTCGATCTCCTGCTCGGTTTCGATGGCAGTGTGCTTGGCTTCCCAGTCACGTTGGATTTTGCGCAGGCGCTCCTCCTCTGCGCGTTGCTCTGGCGTGATGGCCTCCCACTGCTTTAGCAGGTCTGCCTGCACCTGATCCATTAGGCTTCCCATGTTGCTCATTTGCTTGCCTCCCTTCTGCGTTCTGCTTCGCGCTTTGCCTGCGCCAGCGTGTTAAAAAAATCAACGTCTTCGCCGTGGCCTATGTCCTCGTGATGCAGGGTCAAGGCGTAGTCCTTTGCAACGGTCTTGTAGACCTTCCATGACAAGCCGCCATAGACGGGCAAATAATGCTCGTTGGTTTGGGTGTCGCGTTGCCAGTTCATGCTGTCACCTCTTTTGCCAAGATGGCTTGCAGGCAATCAAACAACTGCTGGGCCTCGTCGCGGGTCAGCACACTGCTCATGCTGGCGTTGCGGCCTTGCAGGTGGAGCCACGCACCACCGTCGTC